GTATTGCATAAATATGTACAATATCAGGCCAAAAGAGGGAAATTGTGATTTACACCCTTATTTAAGCGTCAAAAACAAGGTGTGTTATAAGTAAGGTTGATAAGATATGGCTAAAAGGCAGCATAAGCTCATAGACAGGGTAATAGCCAGGCTCAGGTGGCTGGCTTACAAATGGCTTTACGACCGCCTGGACAGTAAACAGAAGACCAAGGCCCTGTTAATGATAAACCGCAACAAGGGCAAGAAGAAGGACAAATAGGCTAATGGGTAGGATAAAAGCATGCTTTTTGACATCGAGGGGGTGGGGTCGGAAGAGAAGCGGCAACGGGAATAGAAGTACCTGTTCCCTTATGGTATATTTCACCCAACGCAAAATAAGGACTTATGACAAATGTTTTTTATAGAGTCAAACCCCCGTAAAATCGAAGCATACGGCGTAGAAACAGGGATTAGTATTGCACGTAAGTCCTTATTCTACCGTAGTGGTTTTTTGGTGTATTTGAGGCGGATAGCGTAAATGTTTCGATGTCTTTTGCGGATATGGCGTTTTTTCTTTCCTTGGCCGGACGAAGATGAGGATGATTATGGCGAATCGTTGTAGGCAATACGCGATGGTTACAGCCTCTAAAAGTAAAGCTGAAATAGTAGCTATGTTTCTGAATGACCAGATTTCTCCTTCAGAATACTTTAGGCTCTTTCCCGCTTGTAAGAAAAGAAAGCAGCAAAGAAACAAGGATTGATTATGTGTAAAAAACTGAACTAATTTAGACAAAAATTACTGGGTAATAAATACGGCTGTGTAGGAGCCTACACCTTCTATGCAGTCGTTTTTTATTGCCTCTGGAGTGAATATGGGCGGAATACGTCGAATTAAGAAGGGTATGCAGACCCCGGTGGCATTGGGTGAAACGGGTGTGAAGTTTAACGGTTGTCGGGTACTTTTGGCGGACATCAATCCCAATAAGGTCAAGGAGTCGGTGGGTGCTTTTCCCAAGTTTCTGGCACATTTATCGAGCAGGGCGGGCAAAGTGAATTTGGGCGATTTATATGAGGCCCATTTTAAGGTTTTATCTTGTTTAGAGAAGGGCAAGTTGTGGAATTAGTTGAGAAAAGTTTGGTCAGTGATGCTCCTTATTGGGCGTGGGTTAAGAATTTGCACATAGATGGCCGTCCTTTTGATTTGGAAGGTCGTGCTTACCAGTTGGAGATTATGCGTCCGGTATGTGAGGACGGCAAGATAAAGCAGCGTGAGGTCATTAGGAAGGGCAGCCAGATCGGCGTGACTATGGGCAAGGTCATCGAGATTAGTCACGGCGCTATTCACGGTCTTTATCCGCAGGGAGTTATATATTATTTTCCGTCCAATAAGGCGGTGGAGCATTTTAGTAAGACCCGATTCAAGCCCTTTATCAATGATAACGAGGACATAAAGAGTCAGGTTAATGACATAGACGCTGTAGCCGTGAGGAGGATAGGTAGTGTAAACGTCAATTTCTTCGGCTGTTCACCGACGATTAGGATAGGTGGCGAGGCCAAGGACTCCACCTCGGTTCGTTCCACTCCGGCGGATTGGGTGTTATTAGACGAAAGGGATTTATTTGACGACGCTATGGCCCGGCAGGTGAATCAGCGACTTGGCAACTCTTTAATTAGTCGCAGGTCTGATATAGGCACTCCGAAGCTGCCGGACGATGGTGTTGATTTATTGTACGGAAAATCGGATATGCGCCGGTGGCAGATAAAGTGTGAATGTGGGAAGTTTACCTGTATGGAGAGTGAGTTTCCCGATTGCATTTCCGCTGCTGGCAGGCCGGTTTGTATTCATTGTGGTCGTGAAATTAACAGGAGCAACGGTAAGTGGGTTCCCGATTCGCCTGGCAAGGACGTTGTAGGTTATTGGGTAAGCCAGCTATTGAACCCTAACAGAGACTTATTACAGGTTCTAAGGGAGTACGAAGACCCCGAAGCATACGATTTAAGCGAGGGCGAGTTTCAAAGGACGGTTTTGGGTTTACCTTATGTATCTTCTCAGGACCAGTTATTAGAGAGTGATGTTTACGCCTGTTGCACTGGCGATCAAATGGCTTACGCCCACAAGGGCCCATGTGCGGCGGGTGTTGACGTTGGGAAGATGTTGCACGTGGTGATAGGCCACCGGATAGTTGGCGGCAGGTTCAGGATGGTCAGGTGTGCGAGGGTTCCTAATTGGGAGGCTCTTCATGATTTAGAGAAGAGATACAACGTAAAGATTTCTGTAATAGACAGAGAGCCTGAATATCACAAGGGCAGGGAGTATCAGCAGGCTGAAGAGCATACGGTTTATCTTTGTGATTACAGTGAGCATTTGAAGACATTTGACCGCTGGAATGAGAACGAGAAATTAGTTGTAGTGAACAGGACGGAGATTTTCGACGCCACTCACCGGATTACTACGGAGCCTGGGAAATTATTGATTCCGAGAAAAAATGAAGAGATTAAGATTTTCGCACATCAGATGACCCGTGCGGTGAAGGTATTGGAAGAGGACGGCAGGACTGGGGGCAAGATTTTCAGGTATCGTAAGGTCGGTGATAAGCAGGACCATTACCGAAACGCATTGAACTATTTTTACTTGGCCTGCAAGAAGATTGGTATTCCTTCTTCACATTCGGGCAAGAAAAGACCTGTAACGCAGGATATGACTTACAAGTTAGGAGCATAGAAAAATGATTAAGAAATGGACTGAGGATTATTTAGAACACTATTACTGGGTCAAGAACGGCGACACAATGTCGTGGCGAAACAATGAAGCATACGCGGGTAGTATGACCACTGCTAACGGAGCCTTGGCGGCGGATGGCTCAGACGATGCTACAGTGGAAGCTATTGCCGCTACCAACATAGTGTTAATCAAACCGCCCAACGGTACGGTTTCGTTGGAGTTTAGATTCAGGTCTGACGGTACATCCGAGGGCGACCAGGAAGTTCTTAGTCTATATGCCGCTGCCGGTGTGGATTTCTACCAGTATGCTGACGCACTGACCATTGACCGGGGAGTTTGTGAGTATTCGAGCACCATATTTTTCTACGATAAGGTTGTTTCTGCCGGCGAAATATGGCCCACCGCCACTAATGAGTCCGGCGATACTAATGAAAAGATAGGATGGTATGTAATGAACACTCACGGTTACGACCGGTTCGCCTTTGTTATGACGACCAAAGATGCCAATACAACTAATTTATACATTGACTGGCGAAGACACTAATGGCTAACGAGGTAAATTTTGGATGGACAACGGGAAAGACTTTGACCTTTTCCGTATATACCGCCGCCGGTGTGCAGCGTGAAGCGGGGACTTCGCTGACCGAAACCCCTGCATCAAGTGGATTGTATCTCGGTTCACCCACGACCATACAGGCAGGCGATAACGTGGTAGTAAAAGAAGGAACAATAGTCAGGGGACACGGTGAATACGGAGGTGGTATAGAGGGTGATTTGGAGGTAGTTATACCCGCAGGTTATGTAGGTGATTATCTGGATGGAGATACGGTACATTTTTTCTGGCGCACTAATATGGCTTTGGATACCAACGGGACGGTGGCCTGTTATAAGGACAACAACACAGGAGAGGTAACTATTCCTACAGGCATTACGGATACGAGAGATTTTGATAGTAAGACCGGTGTTCATTTAGTCAAGATAGATTTAACGGCTAACTCGTTTTACGTTCCTTCGACCGACTATGCTATAAATCTGAACGGCGCTGTTGTCGGCAGTAAAACACTAAATGTTAATCTTGCCACGTTCTCTATTGAGAACAGGCATCAGGGATTGAAATGGTTAAAAAATGGGTAGAGATTTCGGAAACGTAAAAACAGAACTTGCCGCAAAAATAGCTGAAAAACTTATCTCTAAAATTGTCGTAACACCCAAAGGTCTTGCCTTAAAAGGACAGGAGGACAAGCCTATCAAGATGCTGGCTCAGGGTGAGAAGGGCGATAAGGGCGAACCAGGTCGAGACGGTATAGACGGCGCAAAAGGAGGGAAAGGCGACAAAGGCGATAAGGGCGAAAGCGTACAAGGCCCACAGGGTATCAAGGGCGAACAAGCCCCAAGAGGTTTGAGTGGCGACAAAGGCGACAAAGGCGATAAGGGCGAACCTGGCAGAAACGGAAGTGATGGCAGGGATGGTATAGACGGCACAAAAGGCGACAAGGGCGATAAAGGAGAGAGTATCCGAGGCTCACAGGGTATTGAAGGTAAACAGGGTGAGCCGGGCAGACCTCCCGAGTATGAATGGAGGGGGACTGAATTAAGATTTAAGAACCCTAACGGAACGTGGGGCGAGTGGATGGAATTGAGAGGCAGGGACGGTCATAACGGCCAGAGTATTCAGGGTTATCCAGGCCCGAAAGGTGACAAGGGTGAACCTGGTTTAATGCCTGCCGAGGTTTCGTATATAACAAATGCACTAATGGATTTAAAAGAAAGAGTAAAGGAGTTAGAAAAAAATGACGGGAGTTAGTGGTCCAAGTAAACCGCCTGTTCCTGCGCCTCCGGCGATGCCTGTGCCTGGCAGAGAAGAAGAATTAGCCAAAAAGAAAGTAACTCGCAGGAGAGGCAGGAGTGCCAATATATTAGCCGGAGTAATGATGCAGGGAAGAAATATATTAAATTTAAGGAACAAGCTCGGTGAATAGTGCAGAAGACATAATAGCCAGAATGGAGCAATTAGAGCAGAATCGTACCAACTGGGAAAACCAATGGCAGGACTGCGCTGATTACGGTATGCCGCAGAACAATCAGATTTCCCGCAAGAAAGCGCCCGGTTCCGCAGCGGCTTTGGATTTGTTTGATACAACCGCAGAAGATTCAAATATCCAGTTAGCGGCGGGGTTATATTCGTATATGTTCCCGACAGAAGGCCGTGCATTTGTTCTGGAAGTCGAAGACGAGGACTTAAACGAACAGGACGAGGTTAAACAGTGGCTTGATACTACTACGAAGACCATTCACAAGCATTTGATAAGCTCTAACTTCAGAGAGGCTTTTTTTGAATTTCTGAAATCTTTGGGTTGTTTTGGTACGGCCTGTTTGTATGAGGAAAAGGGCAAAAAAACTCCCTTGATATTTGTTTGTCATTATATGGCCGGTATTTACATATCTGCAAATTCGGATGGCATAATAGATACGGTGTTCAGGAGTTATGAATACACGGCACGACAGGCCGCACAGGAATTTGGCAAAGAGAATTTAGGTGATAAGATAGTTGAGGCATTAAATAATCCCAAAACGGCGGAGAAAAAGTTTCAATTTATCCACGCAGTCTTTCCACGCGAGGAATACGACTCTACAAAAGAAGATCCTGTAAATATGCCCTGGGCGAGTATTTACGTTTCACGTACAGATAAGCATAAAATCTCTGAAGGTGGATACAATGAAAAGCCGCATCAGGTGGACAGGTTCGACAGAGACGCCTTAGAGGTTTACGGGCGGTCGCCTATGATGAAGAAGCTGCCTGATATAAAGATGGTCAACACAATGCAGAAGACACGGGTTAAGGGCTGGGAAAAGCAGGTTGACCCTCCGACCCTATTGCCTGACGACGGTTCGATATGGCCTTTAGCCACACAACCCGGTGGTGTTATCTATTATCGTGCCGGCGGCGACGAGCCCAAATACTGGGAGTTTAAGGGCGACTTGAAGACTATGGAGGCCGCAATTCTTACCATACAGCAGAGTATTCAGAGGGGATTTTTTCTTGATATGTTCGACCCGTTAGTTGACCGACAGAATATGACCGCTACCGAGGTAATGGCAAGAGTAGAGCAGAAGATGAGGTTTTTAACTCCTATTATTGGCCGATTACAAAGTGAGTTATTTAACCCGATGATACATAGGGTGATAGGGATATTGGGAAGGCAGGGTTTATTGAAAGATATACCGCCTGCATTATCTGAAGCAGAGTACAAGATAACTTATCTCGGCAGGCTGGCTTTATCTTTGAAGACTTTAGAGACCGAAGGTTTGCAAAAGACTTTGACCGAATGGGGGCCGTTGGCGCAGGTTGAAGTCACTGAATGGCTGGACAATTTGAATCAGGACAAAGCGTTCAGGGACAGCGCAAGAAATAACGGTTGTCCTGCTACCTGGCTGGAAGATTTGAAAAAGGTGCAGCAGATGAGGGCACAGAGACAGCAACAGCAGCAGGCGCAGGCATTGATGCAGCAATTACCCGAATTAGCTAAAGGTGCGAAGAACTTAAACCAGGCTCCGGAGCCGGGTTCCATTATGGAAGGAGTAACAAGTGCCGCTTAATGACGACCAGAAAAAAGAAGTAGAAAAGAGAATACACCGGTCTGCCTGTTTTCAGAGAGTATTTGAACGGGAGGACAGAGAGGTATTGAAAGAGATAGATATTATGTCCAATTACAATATAGATACGTTTGACCCCGACCCTTATATAAGTGCGTACAAAGCCGGTCAAAGGTCTGTATCTGTGTTTATTCACAATGTATTAAGTCAGGACGTGGACAAAGCTAAAGCGATATTGAAAAAAATTAAGGAGACAGAAAAATGACTGACCCTGACAACCCATTAAAAAATGGCCCAGACAACTCAGGCAGAAAGTGTAGGTATTGTGGTAACAAAAAGAAACCAAATGTAGAGTGGCCCACTGAAGACCATTGCAGTGGGAAATGTATGAAAATGGACGGCCTTGAACCTATGTCGGTAGGTGTAAAAGGCCCGCAGAAGGTAAGAAAAGCCACATTGGATGATTGTAAGGCTCGACCAAATGATTACCGACGACGGTATGAGCCGGAAAAAATTAACTGGGGCGAACCCCTGACTCCTCGACAATTAAAACAGGCAGGCTTCAGGGCGAACCGTGAGCCTATTCCCGGCGATTGGGATTATAAAGAACCGGAGGTGAACGATGGAAGGGAATAACGATATCCAGTTAGTTAGTCCTGATGGCACTTTTGCTGAAAACTGGACCGAACAGTTAGGGGAAGGATTTGAGGAACACGCTCCTACTCTATCGAGGTTCAAGAACGTAAAGGATTTGTCTAAATCTTATGCTGAGGCGAGGAGTAAGTTGGGGCACGACCCAGAGCATTTGGTTCAGATACCTAAAGACGATTCACCGGATGAGGTCAAGGCCGCTTTTCACAAGGCGCACGGTAAGCCTGAAAAGGAAGATGGTTACGAGTATAAGTTACCTGACGATATAAGTGC